GTGGCCAAGGACGAGCTGCGGGCGGTGAACTCATCAGACTATCCCATCATTATCGGCGTCGACTTCGGGCGCACACCGGCAGCGGTGTTTAAGCAGCGGGACCCCCGTGGGCGTGTGTTGACGCTTGGTGAGATCACCTCAGAGAACATGGGCATCGAGACGTTCATCAGAACCAAGCTAACGCCGTACGTGGCCAACAACTACCCCGGATATAGTGTGCTCTGTGCGCCTGACCCGGCGGGATATGCCAAGACTCAGTTGAACGAGATGACGCTGGTTGATGCGCTAAAGGCCGCTGGGTTTAAGTGTGTTAAGCCGCCGTCGAACAAGCCCGAGCTGCGGATACAGGCGGTTGAGCGGTTGCTATCTCAGCAACTGGAGGGGAAGGCGATGTATTTAATAGACCCTCGGTGTCAGATGCTGATCAAAGGGTTTCGGTCGGGGTACCGGTATCGGGTTAAGAAGAACGGCGAGTTGGAAGACAGCCCGGACAAGAACGAGTACTCCCACGTCCACGACGCCAACCAGTACGCCGACAGTGTGATCGACATGAACGTACGCGGGGTGGCGATGTCCAGTACTCGACGGGAAGTTAAGCGCGTACAATATATGTATACCTAGCACCTTGACACGCCACATCCGTGAGTGTACATAGGGGCATCACGCATCGCGGTTAGGAAATACCATGAACGGATCAGGTCTTGCACTCATGCCCGTGGCACGGGTGGCCGACTTAGAGGCGGAATCTAAGAAACGTGCGATGGAACAGAACGCACAGCCCGTCATTCAGGGGCTGGCGGCGCATGTGAAAACCCGCTGGGATACCGCCCGCTTGGCCAAGCGAGAGTTGGAAGAGCGCATGCTAAAAGGCTTGCGCCAGCGCAACGGTGAGTATGACCCGGAGAAGCTAGCCGAGATTCAGAAGCAGGGCGGCTCAGACATTTATATTCAGTTGACCTCGGTGAAGTGCCGCGCAGCGACAAGCTGGCTGCGGGATACGTTATTGGGTACAGGGGCGGATCGACCATGGAGTCTTGAGGCCACACCCATACCAGAACTGCCGCCGGATGTAATTAACCAACTGCAAGCGAAGATGGCGGCGAAGCTCATGCCGCTCTACGCAGAAGGACAGTCGGTTCCGCCTGAGATGCTTGAGGAAGCAGCCAAGGCGATGAAAGACCAAGCCATGCGTGAGATGAAGGAAGAGGCGGATCGCCGCATCGACCGCATGGAAACCAAGATGGAAGACCAGATGGTCGAGGGTAACTTCCTCGCTGCGTTTGACGAGTTCTTGGATGACATCGTGACGTTCCCCTACGGCGTGATCAAAGGACCGGTCAAGCGTCGTCGCAAATCGATGAAGTACGTCGATGGCAAACTCACCACAGTTGATGTGATTCGCAACGAGTGGGAGCGTGTCGATCCGTTCATGATCTACTGGGCACCGTGGTCGTGGAAGCTGGGTGATGGCTACATCATCGAGCGCCATAGAATGACGCGTGAGAACTTGGAATCGTTAATCGGTGTTGAGGGATATTCCGAAGACGCCATCCGTACGGTACTGGATGATTTCAAGCTAGGTAATCTCAAAGAGTGGTTGTGGACTGACTCAGCGAAGGCCACCGCAGAAGGTAAGAACTTAACGTACGCGCTGCATACCGATGACTTGGTAGACGCGTTGCAGTTGTGGGATACCGTCCAAGGGCAGATGCTGATCGACTGGGGCATGAAGCCAGAAGAGATTCCTGATCCACAGTTGTCGTACCCCTGCGAGATTTGGTTGATCGGCAACGTCATCATCCGTGCGGTATTGAACTATGACCCACTGGGGCGCAAGCCGTACTACTTAACCAGCTACGAAAATCTGCCCGGGTCAGTCGATGGCAAGGGCGTAACAGACCTCTGCCGTGACTCACAGACTATGGTCAACTCGTCGGCACGAGCACTGGCGAACAACATGGGTATCTCGTCGGGTCCGCAGGTGGGGGTCAACATCTCCCGCATACCGGCTGGTGAAGAGATCACTGAGATGTACCCATGGAAGGTGTGGCAGTTCCAGTCATCCGAATACAACGACTCGGCTCCACCATTGTCGTTCTTCCAGCCGGGCAGCAACGCACAAGAGTTGATGTCGGTATTCGAGAAGTTCACGCAACGCGCGGACGAGGACACGATGATTCCTCGTTACATGACAGGCGAACATGTGGCGGGCGCAGGGCGTACGTCGTCGGGCTTGTCGATGTTGATTTCCAACGCAGGCAAGGGCATCAAGCACGTCATCAGCAACATCGACCAGAACATCCTGATCCCCATCGTCGAACGGCTGTACCAAGACACCCTGCGCTATAGCAACGACCCGGACTTTATCGGTGACTTGAAGGTTGTCGCCAAAGGTGCGCAGTCGCTGGTGATTAAGGAGTCGGA